GGCTACTGGGCCGACTCGGGCAAGCCAGTCCCTACCAACCTCCACTGGCACACACTAAAGGCTCCCGACACCTCCTTCCTGGACATGCTCGACACGGCTACCAAGATCAACACCTTTTCCCTAGAAATGCTGGCAAAGATGACCGACCCGCACAAGTCCCGTTACAACCAGTACTTGGAACTATTCAAAACCCTTAACGATTTCGAGGATCAACGCGATGGAAAGAAATTCGGCGCAGTCAACACTTGGGGCACCGACCGCTGCCTCGTCATCGACTCCCTCACCGGACTCAATAATGCAGCCCTCAGCTTGGTCATCGGTGGCAAGCCCGTCCGTTCGCAGTCCGACTGGGGAATTGCCCAGCAACAACTCGAAGGCCTTTTGCGAAAGCTGTGCGACGGCTGCAGCTGTCACTTCGTCCTCCTGGCCCACGTTGAACGGGAATCCGATCTCGTCCTTGGAGGAGTTAAGCTCATGGCGAGCACTCTCGGAAAAGCTCTTGCACCTAAAATTCCAGCGATGTTTTCGGATGTTATCCTCACAGTCAGGCAAGGGGATAAGTGGACCTGGGACACAGCAAACGTGATGGCCGACCTCAAGACCCGCAACCTCCCCATCAAGTCCGACAACCCTCCGAGTTTCGCCCCGGTAGTTGCAAAATGGCGTGCCCGTGCCGCGACTGCTTAACAAATAACAGTTGACAGCTCCGACTAGGGAGCCGATACTAACAATCCCCGCGCATAACGGTTCGCCACTGGCTGTAATCGCGGTCACGTTTCAGTGGCAATTACTTAACCTTTTCATTTTGGAGTTATCATGAGTATGTTTTCCCCCGAACAATTCCTCGACATGCAAGTCACCGAGTCCAATGACACCAAGGTCATCCCGGTGCCTACCGGCGAGTACATCGCAGTTGTCAAGGAAGTAAAAATTCGCCCCTGGCAGTCAAAGGCCGACCCGAGCAAGGCTGGCATTGCCTTGGACCTTCAATGGACCCTTGACGATGCTGGAGTCAAGGCCCTCCTTGGTCGTGACGAGGTTTCGGTAAAGCAAGGTGTTATGCTGGACCTATCCGAAGCCGGTGGGCTGGACATGGGCAAGGGCCGGAATGTCTCCCTAGGCCGCCTCCGCGAAGCCTGCGGATTGAACAGCCCCGGTCAACCGTTCTCGGTCACGATGCTAACTGGCCGCATGGCCCGCGTTAAGGTTGAGCACCGAGTCGACGGTGAGAACATCTATGCCGAGGTCAAGCAAGTCGCAAAAGTCTAATCCGACTGCAAAAGATTGGGGGTTATGAGTCCCCTTTCTTTTGCAGTTTCCCCCGCTTCGTCATCCTTGCTTGAGGTATTTACCCATGCTTTTCAGTCAATTGTCAATCTCCCGTGGATTTAATAATGGCGTTTTGGCGCGTTATTCCGGTTCCGTGTATGGTTGCATCAACCCCCCATTTTCACGCCTATTTTCGCGGGTTCCGCCCCAAATTTCGGCATTCCTGCGCCCATTTTTCCTCAACCAAACCAGCGAGTAAACTCCCATGCGTTTCATCCCCCTTTCCCAAGTCCTCATCAAGCCCGACCGCCAGCGCCAGGAGTTCGACCCAGCCGCGCTGCAGGACTTGGTAACCAGTATTGAAGAACGCGGCCTCTTACACCCGCCAGTTCTGCGTGATGAGTCGGGGGTTTGGACCCTGGTCGCTGGTGAACGTCGGATGAAGGCGATAGCCCAGATCTGGGAACTCGGCGGTAGTTTCCGCTGTGACAACCAGCAAGTCCCCGCAGGCGAGATGCCGTTTACCAACCTTGGTGACCTGTCCGACCTCGAAGCGGAGGAGGCGGAGCTGGACGAGAACTTGAAACGGAAGGATTTGACTTGGCAAGAACATGCAGCAGCGGTAGCCCGATTACATCGGCTGCGGCAGGGACAGCAAGTAGAAAAGGCGGTTAAACTACAGACACCGATTACTCCGCAGACATACGCCGACACAGCACTCGAGTTGCTCGGCAAGTCCGAGGGTGCCTACCAAGACCAAATCCGCAAGGAGATCATCGTTAGCAAGCACCTCGCCAACCCGGCTATCGCCAAGGCCAAATCCGCTGATGAGGCGTTTAAGATCCTCAAAAAGCAAGAGGAGTCCGCGAAAAATGTCGAGCTGGCCAGAACAGTCGGAGCGAGCTTCAACGCCGACCTGCATACCCTGTTAAACGTTGACTGCCTTGACTACATGACGACCGCCGCCGACTTGCCCGAAGCTGAAAAGTTCGACGTCATCCTAACCGACCCGCCTTATGGCATGGGAGCCGACAACTTCGGTGACGCCGGGGGTAAGCTAACTGGCATCGAACACCGCTACGACGACTCCCCAGAGCACTTCACCAAGCTAATGACTGCCTGGAGCAAGCTATCCTACAACGTCGTCAAGGCCCAAGCCCACGCCTACGTCTTCTGTGATATTGACAAGTTCCACGAACTCAAGGCGCTGATGCAAGCAGCAGGCTGGTACGTATTCCGCACTCCCTTAATCAACCACAAGATGAATTCCGGGCGAGTGCCCTTGCCCGACCAAGGCCCACGTCGTCAGTATGAAATTATCTTGTATGCGATCAAGGGCAAGAAGCAAACGACTCACATCTATCCGGATGTTATCTCGACCAGTGCCGACGAGAACTTCTCCCATGGGGCACAAAAACCTGTCGCCCTCTACCAGAACCTCCTCCAGCGCAGCGTCCGGCCGGGTGACCGAGTCCTCGACACCTTCGCAGGCTCCGGTACAATCTTCGAGGCAGCCAACGGCTTCAAGTGCTCCGCCACAGGTACCGAGCTGAACCCTGAGTATTTCGGCATGTGCCTAGCCCGAATCGCCCGGTGCAAGCAGCTCGAAACGCCAGAACTGTTCTAGGAACTGCCATGCAAATCAGACCAACTGGGCCAGCCCCAGCCAAGATTATGATCGTCGGCGAAGCCCCTGGTGACCAGGAAGTCCGTGAATCCGCGCCATTCGTCGGAGCCTCCGGGCAGGAACTCTCCCGAATGCTTATGGAAGCCGGAATTCATCGTTCGCAGTGCTTTGTAACGAATGTTATCCGCATCAAGCCCCCCAGCGGTGACATCACTTCGTTCATAGCTGAGAAAAAGATGCAGGTTACTCCGCAGCACGCCCTTATCCGAGATAAGTACTGCCTGCCTCCGGTCTGGGAGGGGATCTCGCTACTCGAGCGGGAGATCGAGATGGTCCGCCCGAACCTGATCATCGCCCTCGGCAACGTGGCGATGTGGGCACTTACCGGCAAGTGGGGGGTTACTAGCTGGCGGGGGAGCTTACTCGAATGCGACCTCAAGCTAGCCCTCGACTACCCAGTCAAGGTCATCCCAACTTACTCCCCAACGACAATCATGCGGCAGTGGAGTTGGCGGCAGATTCTCGTCCACGACCTGAGGCGGTGTAAGAAGGAATCGGAGTCGGCGGTAATAACGCGCCCGGATTATCAATTCATAATCCGACCGGATTACCCAACCGCACTGAACTACCTGCTATCCCTATGCGAGGCCGTTGCCGAACGCCCCACACCCATAGCCGTGGACATCGAAACTCGCGCCGGGCACACCGCTTGCGTTGGTCTAGCCTGGTCCGACACCCACGCCATTTGCCTACCCCTGATGTGCGCTGAACGTGCCGAGGGCTATTGGAGCCTGGACGAGGAGGCCCAGATAACCTTTCTCCTCTACAAGCTCCTAACCCACCCGAACTGCGAAGTCATCGGCCAGAATTTCAGCTACGACGCCCAGTACTTCTGGCGTCACATGCACTTTCTACCGAACCTAAAGCGCGACACCATGCTTGCCCAGCACGTCTGCTTCAGCAACATGCAAAAGGGTCTCGACTTCCTCTCTTCGATGTACTGCAAGCACCACACTTACTGGAAGGACGACGGCAAGACGTGGGATGCCAAGACCGGAGAGGATCAGCTCTGGGCCTACAACTGCCAGGACGCGGTTATCACATTCGAGGTCGACAAAGTCGAGCAGCAGACCGTGGACTCGATGAAGCTCCGCGAGGTCCATGACTTCCAGCAGCAACTCTTCTGGCCAGTGCTCCGCACCATGAACAAGGGCCTCCGAGTTGACGTAGCCAAGCGCGGTGCCTTCGCCCTTGAGCTGATGGATGAGATCGCCTCCCGCGAGCAATGGATGTTCGACGTCCTCGGTGAGCCTCTTAACATAAAGTCCCCAAAACAAATGTCGGAGTTATTCTATGCCGCTCTTGCCCAGAAACCCATTTTCGACCGCAAAACCGGAAGCATTACCACAAATGACGAAGCACTTGGTCGAATTGCTGATCGTGAACCTCTCCTACGACCACTCATCAAGAAAATTCAAGAGCTCCGCAGTCTTGGAGTTTTCCTGTCCACTTTCGTCAACGCTCCTCTCGACATTGATGGAAGAATGCGCTGCTCATTTAACATTGCAGGGACAGAGACCTATCGTTTCAGCAGTTCCCAAAACGCCTTCAACTCCGGACTTAACCTCCAAAACATCCCTAAAGGCGGAGGGGGAGAGGATCAACTCCAGTTGCCAAACGTTCGAAGTCTCTTCATACCCGACCCCGGATGCACCTTTTTCGACATCGACCTCGCTTCTGCTGACTTACGAATTGTCGTTTGGGAGGCCGACGAGCCAGAGATGAAAGCCATGCTCCGCGAGGGGCTCGATCCATACACTGAAATTGCTAAGGAATTCTACCATGACCCAACGATCTCGAAAAAAGACCCTCGCCGCCAGACGTTTAAGAGTTTTGCGCATGGAACGAATTACCTGGGGACTGCTAAAGGACTTGCAGAGCGCCTCGGACTATCGGTCAGCGAAGCAGAGAAGACCCAAAAGTGGTATTTCACGCGCTTCCCTAAGATCAAAAAGTGGCAGGACGACCTTAAGGATCAAGTCGTCAAACGCAGGATGGTACAAAACATCTTCGGCTATCGTTGTTACTTCTTCGACCGCATCGAGGGCACTATCTTCAATCAAGCGGCCGCATGGATTCCGCAGTCTACGGTAGCGTGCTTGATTAACCGAGCTTACGTAGCCATCGACCGAGACCTACCGCAAGTCGACATCCTACTGCAAGTACACGACAGCTTAGCCGGACAGTTTCCTACCCACATGGGGCAGTGGATGATTGATCAAATCGTCGCCAAAGCCGAGATCGTACTCCCCTACACCGATCCGCTAGTCATCCCGGTTGGAGTTGTCACATCGACAGAGAGCTGGGGAGGGTGCAGGTAATGGCCCGCATCAACCCAGACTGGCTAAATGCTTTTCTCGATTACTCCCAGTTCGGCGAGGCCCCTAGACACATGTACTTTTGGGCTGGGGTGTCGGCGGTCGCCGGGGCACTGCGCAGGAAGGTTTGGATCGACCAAGCCTATTTCAAGTGGTACCCAAATTTCTACATCTGCCTTGTCGCCCCTCCGGGAATCGTCTCGAAGTCCACCACGGCAGGCGTCGCCATGGGCCTGTTGCGGCAAGTCCCAGGTATCAAGTTCGGTCCCGACGTTGTTACTTGGCCCGCGCTCGTAAGTGCTTTCGCCGAATCAACAGAAGGCTTCGAATATAATGGTATGATATACCCAATGTCGGCGATGACACTTGAGTCCTCCGAGTTCGGCAACCTGCTAAACCCACAGGACAAGGAAATGGTCGACCTACTGGTCAGCCTTTGGGATGGCAAGCAGGGCAATTTTGAGAAGTCAACTAAACACTCCGGAAAGGACACAGTGGAAAATCCATGGATTAACCTTATCGCCTGCACCACCCCGGCGTGGATTGCAGGTAACTTCCCCGAGTACATGGTCGGGGGTGGGTTCACCTCGCGTACGATTTTCGTTTACGCCGACACGAAGGAACGTTACGTGGCCTACCCCGGACTAAAAGTTCCCGCGAACCTTGCCCAGCAGGCTGCCGACCTCGTCTCCGACCTAACCCACATATCAACCCTCGCAGGGGAGTACGTGTTAACCAAGGATGCGGTAGCGTGGGGGGAGGACTGGTATAAGACACACTATTCCGTACGCGCCGCGAACCTCGACCCGGACCGTTTTGGCGGCTACATTGCCCGCAAGCAGACCCACGTCCACAAGCTCGCAATGGTACTCGCGGCAAGCCAGTCGGATGAGTTGTTAATCCGTCCTGAGCACCTTGCAACCGCGCATTCAATGGTAACGGACCTTGAGCCGGATATGCAATTTGTGTTTAGCAAGATTGGCCGCTCCGATGCCTCACTCCATGCGGAGCGGCTGGTCAACTTCATCCAAATAAAAGGTGAGGTGTCGTTTCAAGAAGCCTATCGCCACGTCCATTCCCACTTTTCCAGTATGAGGGACTTCGAGGACATCTTGCTGGGGTTAGTTAAGGCGGGGTTTATCCTAATGACAAGTCGTAACGGAGCGCCATCGTTATCGCCGGGTATTCCGCTGCCGCTGGCGACTAATGGTAAAGACAAACGTATTTAACAACGAAGGAGTAATTTGAAATGAACAAGTGCAATCAGAACTGCAACCAAGGACGCAACTGCGTCTGTGGCGATGCCGACAACTGGGTCAACTCATACCTGCACGATGCAATGGCCACAATCATACTGTGTTTCTTCTGCGGATTCGTTGGGTTCGCTCTTGGGCTGGCATCATGATTCCTGCTCACGACTGCAAGACAACATTCGTCCACGGGGTGAACCCCTGGGGGGAGTACACCCCACAACCACCCCGGACCCAGTATGTGATGCCCGAGCGTCAGAGCAAGAGTAACGTCCTAGCGGTTTTAGCTGATGGGGAGAAGAAATCATCCCTTGAAATAGCAACATCACTGAAATTGAGTCAGTCGACTGTTGACTCGGTACTGCGAAGACTCTGGAAAGAGGGGAGCGTAGAACGCGGGACAGCACCAGTTAAAAACTATAAATCAGGGCACAGGGAGCACCTTGTGTACTGGGTGCAATGTCACAGAAATGACAACACAACGCAGAAATAACCGGACAAGTCGGTTATCGGG